GTGGGGCTGCTACCGTTTTGGGCCAAGGCCAAGGGCCTGCAGGGCTCGACCATCAACGCCCGAATCGAGACGGTGGTCACCAAGCCGGCGTTCCGATCGGCGTTCAAGAAGCGCCGGTGCGTGATCCCCATGGCAGGGTACTACGAGTGGTCAGTGAGCCCGATTGACGAGAAGAAGGATCCCTGGTTCATCCACGCCACCGGGCCGCTGCTGGCCGCTGGCCTGTGGGAGGACGCCAGCCCCCTGCTGCCCGAGGGCAACCTGGGCACCTTCACCATCATCACCGGCGACAGCAGCGGCGTCTCGGCCGACATTCACGACCGCATGCCGGTGTGGCTGCAGGCAGGCCAGATCGATGAGTGGATGGCCGCTAGTCCGGACGATGCGATGGCGATGCTGCTGGCCAGCGAGCCGCCTGCGATGGAAGCCTATCGGGTCACCCGGGCGGTGAACACGCCGCGGAACAACGTCGAAGACCTGCTGCAGCAGGTCGCATAGGCGCGCTTCAACCGAACCCCCGCGGCATCTCGGTCCGGTGCAACCGGTCAGTAGTTCGTCACGTCCACCGCCATCACGATCCCGACCACGGCCTGGTTTGGCGAGCCGCCTGTTCCAATCTTCGGAATGGTGATGGCGTTACCGAACAGGCCGTGCTTCCCGCTAACGCCCTGCCCGTTGCCGATCCCCATCACGGTGAAGCTGTTCTGGAACGTGCTGGTCGCCGGCGCGCAGATCACCCCGGCGACCGTCTTGCCGGTGAAGTCAGGGAACCTATCCTCTTCCATACCACCATTGGGGAAGACGCCGCCTACACCGATGATCCGCATGGGCTTTGCACCCAGCGCGTACGTCAGCCGGCCGTTCGCATCCCACAATGCCAGATACTGCGCATCCTCGTTGGCGGGGCGATCGAACACGTAGGCCCAGCCCTGCAGGCGCGCGGGCGTGTTCGTCCACAGCGTCAGCCTGAACTGGTTCGCACCGATCTCCTGAAGCTGCGGGAAGAACGGGTACGGGTCGCCGATGAATGCCACCATCGGAGCCTCGGCATTGATCACCATCTCCGCATACTTCCAGTTGCCTCCCGGGTTGTTACCGGGGTACATCACCGGGGACACGTCGATGCGTATTTTCTGCTTCAGTACGAGCGACGGGGTGTCCTCGCTAATCAGCATGGTCCCAGCGTCGCTCAGAATCTCCACCGCTGCCTTTGCCATCATCGCACTCCGTAGTAGAACTTGACCGGCTTGATAGTGCCGACGAACTGACCGCTGCCATTTTTGTTCAGTGCCCAGTACACCCGCCCATTCGCGTAACCGACCACGGGAACGTAGCCAAGCGATTCGGAGGGAATGATGGGGATATAGAAGAACTCCCCAGGCGGCAGATTGGCAGCAAAGCCATTGCCAGGCGTTGCATCCGACCACGCCACACCGCACAGCAGGCCCAACCGGCTGGCGAGGTCCCATAGCCGATTGCCGTTCTCATCGTTCACTTCCATCACAATCTGCATGCCGCCTCCTGTCGGTTGCGGAGAGCCGAGTTCCCAGCCCTTCTTGGTTGATCACGGCACAACGCCCCATCGCATACGCAGGCGCCCGTTCTGGTCGTAAACACGCCAGTTTCCGTCGCTATACTCCGTGCGCATACCGCCGCTCGGTGACGACACACGGAACACGTCAGCCAGCACGTCGAACGCAGACACACCGTTGGTGCTGGCGACCCTCAGGCCACTCACCTTGCCGTCCGTACGGACGTTGATGGACCAGGACGCCATGGTCTCCATACCGCCGGCGGACCACGGGCCCGGCGCTCCCTGCGACTCAGTGGCCTCTGCCAACATCGGACGCACCCAACGGGTGAACGTCGCAACCGGCGAGGTCCAACGGGTGATGAGGAACATCCAGACGCGAGTTGTGCCCGGCGGTGCCTTCATCTTCACGTAGGGCCGGCTATAGCTGGACAGGTGCTGCCCACCGCCTGGCGTGCCGGCTTCGGGCGAACGCGAGGACCCCAAGCTGTTGCCGTTGGCATCCATGAACTCCAACGCCACCTGGACGTATCGGTTGCCTGAGGCATACGCCGAAGCCATGTACCACTTACCCACTTCCGCCGTGATGGCGTTGCACCACTGAAGCAACGAGCCCGCGCGGTCCGGCGTGCCCGCCGTGATCAGGGCCGTGCTGCCAATCGGAACACCGCCGTCCTGCGAGCTGGTCGCGGTGTACCAAATCAGGCCGCGAGTGTCCTCCGGCGCCCAGTAGTTGGGCCAACCGTCAAGGCCAGAGGTGAACGTGGCGTTCGGCAGGAGATTACCGCCACCCAGTTGATCAATGCTGGCTTCCATGCTCTGCATCACAGCCGCATCTGGGTAGCCATCCACCTTCACCTGGAGACCTTGGATCGTCTGGGCGTTCGCGTCGATCTTGACCCCGTCCTGCTGCACCTGAGTCATCAGCTGGTTCACCGCGGTCGCGTTCACGTCGCCAACCTGGGCTCTCAGCTGAGTCAAATCCTGAGCGGTAGCATCCAGCGTGGTCCCCTGCTGGACCACAGTGGTCTGCAGCTGGTTGAACGCGGTGGCGTTCACGTCACCAACCTGCGTCTTCAGGCTGGTCAGGTCCTGAGCCGTCGCCTCCAGTTTCTGGCCCTGTTGAGTGACCGTCGTGGCGAGCCCCTGGATTGCAGCGGCATTGGCATCTGCCTTGGCGTTCACCCCATCAACGCCGGTCTGCAGCTGGGTGATCTGCTGCGAGGTCGTCTCTATCTTGTCCTCGGCGGTTGTGACGCGCGTCGTCAGCTGCTGCAAGGCGGTGGTGTTGGCCGCAGTTGTTCCAGCCAAATCGGTCACATCGCTGCGTAAAGCGGTGATCAGCCCTGCCTGCGAAGTGATCGTTTCGTCATGCTGGGTAACCTTGGTGCTGAGATCTGATATCGCCTGAGCGTTGTTGTTGCCCTGGTCAATGATCGCCGGCAGCGAGGCATTGATGGTCGTGATCGACTGCGCCAGCGCACCGGTTGTGGTCGCCGTGGCTTCCTCGAGCGATGTGACCGAAGCAGCAGTAGCAAGCGGCCCCTCCCCCGCGGGCATCCTGGCCTCCATGGTGGTGATGCGCCGCACCTGCGCGGCATCTGCCGCAACGCGGGCCTTCAGCTCCTCGTACGCCAGGCCAGAGGTCAACTGGAGCGGGTCCGAGCCGGTGTAGTTGCCTCGGATCTGCACCGCCAGCGTGTTGCGCTGGGCGGCTTCGGCAGCATCGGCCGAGATCCGGGCCTCCGTTTCGGCCTGAACCACCGCCACGGACGCCCCAGGCTGCGGGCGTCCGACAGCGACGTAGTCGATCAGGAAGTAGTTGGCCACCGATTGCTCGGTGCCCAGCTGCAGGCGAATAGCGTCGACCGTAGCCGGCCACCAGGCAATGTCCTGCACGTCCACGGTGGCCACTCCGCCGGCGTCCCACGCCGGCTCCGGGATGACGGCGCGCTTCTGCGTGCTCCATGCCTGATCCGTGGTCGTGATCCACTGTAGGGATCCGCCCCACGCCGGGCTGCCCACACGCTTCACGCGCAGCTTGACGAAGCGATAGGCGCTGCCGTCGACGGCCAAGGCCACCGGCGACTGCACCCATGGCGCGGTGGCATGGTTGGCGGGCCGCAGCCAGCCATCCACGAGGGTGGGCGCACCGTTGCCCGTCCACCCTTCAATGGTCTGATTGAACGGCCAGAGCTTGATGCTGTCGAATTGCGTCCCGCTGCCGGCCGCGACCTCCGACACCGCGCGCGCCAACGATTCATCGGCGCTTTGCCGCAGCTGCTCCTCGCGGCTGATCGCCGCCTCGCGCGCCATCTTCTCGTTTAGCAGTGCATCGATCCGGGCCTGGGCCTCGGCGCTGATCGCCTGCATGGCTTCGGTCACGCCCTGCTGCCGCAGCAGGGCCTCGGCGACCAAGTCCTGTGCCGCCTGCGCCAGGCCGGCGGCGCGAGCAGCTGCCTCGTCTGCGATCGCTTGGATGCGGGCACTGATCTCCGCCGTCAGCTTGGCCTGCTGTTCGGCCAGGTCCTTCGAAGTGGTAGGCGGAGCAGCGCCCACCACGGTTCCGACGCCTGTCTTGCCGCGAACGGTCGGGGTGATCTGGAACCACCACGTCTTGCCGCTGCCGTCGCTATAGACGTATCGCGTCTGGGTGGTGCGGTGGATCTCCGTCCAAGGGCCGTCCTGGCTCTCGCTGCGCGAGATGACGTAGATCACACCCTCCAGATCGACGGCGTCCCATTCGAGCACGACGCCGTCGGCTACCGGCGTGGGATTGACCCCGTTCGCCGGCGGCACGTCCGGCGCCTTGAAGGGCACCGGGAACCACGTGGAAAAGCGCGGCGCCACCGGAGACGCAGACGGCAGCCCGCCCACGCCGATTTCCACCAGCGTGAGTTTCCTTGCTTGCATTGCTGATTACCTCGCGTTGAGTGCTTCGCGCAGCGCTGAACTGCTGGCGTTGCGTACGCCCTGGGTAGTGGTGGACACGAGTTGGCGGAGCAGCTGGTTCTGCTCTGCCAGCAGAGCGTTGCTCTGCTGCACGGCGGCGGTGGTTTGCGTCTGAGCGTCGTTGTTCACGACCAGGTCGAACACGGCCCGGCTGAAGTTGTCCGGCAACGCCTCGATGGCGTCGGCCAGCGCACCCATGCTGGTTCCGTCCTGGGTGTTCAGGTCGCCGACCTTCATGCCATCGATGAGGCCGGTGACCCGGCCGTACAGGCTGTTGTAGTCCTGTCCGCTGGCGTACAGATTCCGTCCGAAGCCCAGCGCGGCCTGGGCGGCCGCCTGCGCGGCGCTGGTGTCGCCACCGGACACCGCCCGCTCCAGCTCCTTCATCGCCTCGCCCAGCTTCTCCTGGTCCGTCAGCGGCGAAAGATCGCTGATCGACAGGCCGTACTGCATGGCCTTCTTGTCCTTGTCGATCTGCGCCTGCAGCTTGCCCATGTTGGTGGCACGAAGCGCCTCGATCTTGGCCAGGTCCTCGGCCCGAGCGCCTGACAATCCAAGCGCCTTGGCATAGTCGTTGGCCGACTTCACCTGCTGGCGATACGTGCGCTCGATCGACAGCGCCTGCGACTGGTACTGCGTCAGGTTGGCCGTCATCAGCTGGGTGCTCACGTCGGCCATGAGGCTGGCGTAGTTGCCGAGCAGCCCGGTCACCTTCTCGACCTGGGTGGCCAGGTCTGTGCCGGCGACGCTGGCCAGGTCCTGGAAGTAGTCCACCGCCTTGTTGACCTTCTCGACCTCCATCCCATTGAGGGCGTGGCCCAGCTCATCGGCATTGCCCACCGCCAGTGCGATCGACGCACTCAGCGCGTTGAACACATCCGACGCCTCGAAGTAGCCATCCAGCTGGCCTCCGAAGCCGGCAGCCTTCACCGCCTCGGTGTACAACCGATTGGTCATGTCGCTGAGGTATGCCTCCAGCTGCGCCTTGGCCTCAGTGGAGTCGGCCGACAACTGGAGCTTCCCCAGGTCCACCTTCACGCTGCCGAGCTTCTGGGTCAGATCCACACCCAGCTGCTTGGCCAGATCGGTTGCAGCGCCCCGGACCTGGCGCGCGGCCATATCGAACGTGCGATCGATGCCGGGGTCCAGCGCGCCGAACTGCGTCCACTTCTTGTCGCTGCGGAACAGACCGCCCTTGGCCTTGATATCGGCATAGCTCTGGCCATCGAATCCGCCGAAGCCATAGCTACCCGTGATGCCCTGCCCGGTGACCTTGGGAGCCTGCCGACCGAACAGCTTCGCGTGGATGCTGGAGCCGGACAGGATCGACGCGACTTTGTCGTTGAAGCCCAAGGCGCGGAACCCCTTGTCGGCCAAGCCGACAGCCCCGGCGGTGGCGATTTTGCCGGCCCAGCTCTCACCATTGGCGATGTTCCAGCCCTGGTCGAACAACTGGGCGTTCTTCATCATGCCGGCGACAATCCAGCCGATGATGGGGACCGCCGCCGCTGCCGAGCCAGCAGCGCCTGCACCCGCCGCACCTGCGCCGGCTCCTGCACTGCCACCACCGATCAACCCGGAGAAGCTGGAACCGGTCATCCCGGCCATGCTGGTCACGTCGCCGAAGCCTGTCAGGGTTCCCGCTGCGGCCCCGGCGGAACGGCCGAACCCGAACAGGCCCTGGCCCTTGGAAAGCAGCCCGGCCACCGTGCTCACGTTCTGGCCGCCGGCCGCAGAGCCATTGCCGCCGAACAACCCCATCAGACTCTGCAGGTTCAAGCCACCGCCCTGCCCGTTCGTCCCGTTGAGGATCTGCGTCTGGATCGGGATCACCAGCTTCTGCTGCAGGAACTCGCGGGCGAGATCGCGCAGGCCGCGCTTGGCGGCATCCTTCAGGTCGTCCCACAGGTTGTCGAAGTCCCGCATGCCCCCGGCAACGAAGTCGGCCATGGCGTCGGCGGCATCGCCCACGCCGTTGATGACCACGCCGGCCCACGCCTCAACGTTGGCAGCAGCCTCCTCCGCACGCAGCGACAGGTCGGCCGATGCTCGGGCGGCGTCCAGCATGGCCTTCTCGTACTGCTCGTAGCTCGCTGCCCCCTTGGACAGCGCCAGGGCCTCCTTGCCGCCAGCGGCCTCTACCGCCTTCTGCAGCTCCTGCCGCATGTCCCGCTCGTTCATCATTTCGCGCCGGGACAGCTCGCGCGCACGGCCGACCTTGCCGAGCATGGCGACCTCGGCATCCATGGTCGCAAGGAGCGCCTCGGGGCTGGCCAGCGCCTTCTTGATCTCCGCGCTGGACTGCTCCAACGCCTTCTGCGACTCCAGGACCAGCGTGTTGTACGCGGCCCGCTCAATGCGCCCTTCCTTCAGCGCTTCCTTCAGTTTGTCCTCGAGCTGTTTCTGCCGCTCAGTGGCCTCGGCCAGCGGCCCGGCCATCGTTGCCGCAGCCATTGCAGCCTGCTCGTTGTAGCGCTTGATCGCTTCCGCGTCTGCCTTGCGATCCTTGGCGCCTGCGCGCTCAGCGGCTGCCGACGCCTTGCGCGACTCCGTGAAGTTCTTCTGCGCAGCGGCCAGCTCCGTCTGGAGCCGGATGTACTGTGCGCCCTGCTCGATGTACTGCTTGACCTTGGGGTCATCCCGCTTGGAGAAGTCGACGCCGCTGGCTTGGGCCTCCTTGAACCAGTCATTCACGTCCAGCTTTGCGACTTCGGCCGCACTCTTACCGACGCGCGCGAGCTGACCCGGCAGCGACTGCATTGCCGATGCGATGCGCTTGCCTGCGGCGCCTGCCGAGTCGCCCAATACGTTGAAGGAGCCAGACAGGGCATCCGTCGCGCTCTTGGCCTGGGTGGTGGCGGCATTCAACGATTCAAGAACATTGCCCTGACGCTCAGTTTCACGTGCGAGCGTTGCGACGCTTGCGGTCTGTTCCACCATGCGACCGCGGAACCTTTCCGCGCCGGTCGCACCCTCGAGCACTTTGGCATTCGCCTGTTCAAGTCGTGCGCTGAACTCGTCAGCGCTGAGCTTGCCGGCCTTGAGTTCGTCGGCCAGACGCCGGATCGAAGCCGCGTATGCGTCCGAGTAGGAGTTCGTGATACTCCTCTGAGACTCCAGCGCCATGTCACGGATCGTTGCCGTGATCTCCTTGTAACCATCACCGATTTCCTTCTGCAGTCGCAGGATCTCGCCAGCCTGCTGCTGCCGGTTCAACTCCCGAAATTTCTCAATCGCCACATCGGCGGCGCCACCGAAGTCAATCAGCGCAGCTGATGCGGTGTTAGTGTTGTCTCGGAAGAGCAGCCAGCCGGCTGCCGCCGTAGCCAGCATCGTGACGATGCCCGCAGGGCCGCCCAGCACCGACAACGTGGCCGAGCCCGCGCGCGCCAGCCACCCAGCATTCGCCGCAGCGGCCTGAGTCTGAGCTTGCGCGAGCAGCAACGTCGCCTGCCTATGCTCCAGCGTCGCGACTGCAGCCTTGGCACTTACCGAAACGCTTCCGCCGATCACCTGCATCCGACGCGCTTCGGCCTGAGCATCCAGCATTGCCGCTCGCGTCCGCAGCTCCAGCTGCTGAGCTGCTGCCAGACTCTGCGCAGCAGCCGCACGATCAGCGGCGACCGCGGCGTTTGCCGCCGCCACCCGCGACAGAAGCGCCTTCACCAATGGGCCGGAGGCCACTGCGACGCTGGCAACGGCGACGGTCTGAAGGTTGCTGCCCAGAAGCCCAATACCAGCCGCAAGGGCTTGGGACGCACCAGTCGCATCATCCGCGCGTCCGATCATCTCCGAAAGATTGGTGTTGAGCAGGGTCAGTGACTGGCCAACGGTCGCGTCCATCTTGCCAAACGCCTCGTCAACCGCACCGGCCTGGCGCTGGAGGGCGCTGATTACCTGGTCAGCGCTCAACTTTCCGGCTTGCCCCAGCTCGCGCAGCTTGCCCATCGGGACGTTCAGCCCCTTGGCAATTTCTTGTGCGAGCGCAGGAGCGCCTTCCAACACTGAATTCAGTTCCTCGCCCCGCAGAGCGCCAGATGCGAACGCCTGCCCCAACTGAATCAGCGCGCCCTCGGCCGCTGCCGCGCTGCTGCCACTGATCACCATCGTTTTGCTGATGGTCTCGACGACTCGCGCAAGACCCGCGCCGGAAAGCCCCAGTGCGTCCTGATTCATTGCGATGCGCTGATACAGCTCGGCGGTCGCACCGAGCGGCTGCCGCGTAGCCTTGGCGATTTGCACAACGTCTTGCTGGGCTGCGACGAACGCCGCCTGGTCTTTGGTGACGAGACGAAGCCGGTTGTTCAGGTTGGTCCACTCATCGGCCTTCCCAATTACGGCTTTCACCGCCGCCAAGGCCGAGGTCATCCCAACAGCTTCGAAGGCCACGCGGCGGAATCCAGCAGACACCTCATCCGCGCCAAGACGCGAAGCATCCGACATTGATGCCTGGATTGTCTCCATGTCGCGCTTTACAACACGCGCGGCCTTCCCGCTGTCTCTCTCGAACGAACCCGACTTCAGCAACAGGTCTACGGTAAGGGTGTAAAGGCTCATGCCGTCATCCACAAAAAAAGCCCGCACATGGCGGGCCGAGATGGGTACAAAAAAACCGCCCCATTGGGCGGCTTCTGTTGACGATCGCTCAGTCGGAGGACGATCTTCGGATCACTTCGTCGTTGATCACCAGCTCCTTCAGGAAGTGGCCATCCAACGACATGGTGCATCGCGCGGTGGAGTCGACGTTTGCGCCGAAACCGTTCATCAGCGTCAGCCCCTCACCATGCTCCCACTGGACGATGATATGACCGCTGGCGCTGCGGACCGAGGCCGGTTGCGGGATCTTCGCCGAGGATGGGTTCTTTGCCGACTCTTTGACCCATTGCTGGCAATTCTTGCTCGCCTCGCGGTAGGCGCGTTGCTCTGGCGACGTGCCACCACAGGAGGCAAGGAGCATCCCCGAGGCCAGCACGACGGCAGCCGCTGTCAAAGCCATTGGATTTCTCATTGCGATCCCCGTGTCAGTCTTCCACGCCGATTCTCGCACTCTCTTAGGGCCTCAACAAACAGCTACGCCGGAACCTCTTCGAATTCCATGTATCCGGTGAAATACTGCCGGCTGATGTTCTCCGCCGATGGCAGCTGTGTCGGGTAGCCGTAGAGCGCCGACCGCGCCGCCAGCAGCGGGTCGAACGCCTTGCTGACCATGTCCCGGTACTGCGGCACGACGCAAGAGCGCCGGCGTCCCGCGATCGCGGCGGCCACCGTCTCCCAATCGGTTCCGCCCAGCCCACCGCCGCGCACAACCGGCGTGGAGCGGCCCGACAGCGTGCAGGTCAGGCGGCGGTACAGCGCCCCGGGAACCGTATTAACCTGGCCTCCCTTAGTCCGGGCATGAACGCTGGAGTCGATAGTGGCCACGGCCCAGCCGTCCTTGATACCAACGTCCACCGCCCGGAAGATTGCAATCTCGCCCACGTCCACGTTGGTGGCGGTGGTGGCGATCTCCACGGACACCACCGAGACCAAGGCGCTGGCCTGCGGGAACAGCCAGGCGCAGACGCTGCCGTCAGGCAAGCGCACAGTGGACCCAGTCGCGCCGGCAGCACTGACCTGGACGCCCGGCGGAATGTTCAGACCGAGAATCGCGATGATCCCCGGGACGACAGCGTCGGCCAGGGTGATGGTTATCGCCAGCGAGCTGGTGCGGCGGATGCGCGACGCCCTGCCAGGCTTTCCATCGAAGAGCGCCGAGCCTTGGTCCGCACTGAGCCACGTGCCGCCGGTGAGGGTCACCGTGGTGACAGCCGGCATGCCATATCCGATCAACATTCAAGATCTCCCGACGGCACCCATGCAAACGGGCTGAGCTTCCCGTTCTCGGGAAGCATCGTCATCGCCCACTCGCCGGCATACTCCCCCTCCTCGATCAACCAGCACGCTTTCCACTTGGCCTCCTGACCGATGAGGTCCGAGGCCCCAGGCACCAGGTCGTCTTGGCGGCGTGGCTGGAATCTCGCGACCACTACGTCGAATTGGCGGACGTCTTGCATATCTAGCCCCACACCGTCAGCACCACGTCCCCCGTGGCAGGGTTGCGCTCTACACGGCGCACCAGCACCAGCTTGCCGTCCTCGAGGCCGTATCGACCGTAGGTAAGCCGACCGATCTGCCCGGGCAGCGGCGCCAGATCCTGATCACCACGGACCGCGAGCTGGTAGAAGTGGCGCTGCACCTGGTACATGCCCAGGACGCGCTCAATTTCCTGCTGCGCGTCGGCCGCGTGCCAGAACAGCGAGATGACTGGGTCAGCCGCCTCTGCCCGCTGGTAGTGGGCGTGCAGCGGACCAGCGCCATAGACCTGCCCCCGGTAGAGGCCGGTCAGCTCATCGCGCCGGGATTGCGGCACGTCGACAACGTCGGTGACCAGGTCTGAAGCGCCCAGCGCTTGCCCGTTGGGTCGGTAGGCCATGCGTCGAGTCAGGTTCGGAGCGTCATCGGGCACCATGACCAGATCGGCCGACAGATCATCCTCCGACAGGTCGAAGGCGAACGCGCCGGCATAGGTCTCGGGCGCGGTCACGCGGACAAAGCGCAGCACTCCAGATGGGTCCTGGTAGCAGCCGGCGCCGTAGCTGGGCAGGAGCGCGTTCAGCACCGCGCGGCCCGTGATGGCCGTACCTGCGTAGTAGCCGATGCCCATGTACCCGGTGACCTGGTCGATTGCCGTGCAGTCACTCGCCGACCAGGCTTCCCGGCCGAGACGTGCCATCACCTCTCCCACCGCCTGTTGCAACCGCGCCGGCATCATGCCCGCTCCGATGCTCGATGCGTCCACAACAACCGGCGTCACGGGGGGCGACTTCAACAGCAGCTGCTGCCCGTCAGGAGCCTCGCTGTAGGTGCCGTCCTCCATCAGGTCGCCGCGATCCATCACCGCATCGATGTAGACCCGACTGTCGGCCACGAACATTGAGGTCGCATCCGAGTTGGCGCCCATCGCCGGGATGCTGGCCACTGCCCCGATTACTACCGGCTGCGGCTTCCAGGCCAGCGACGGGACGTTCGGCAGGAACACTCCGCGGTTGATCGTCTCGTCCAGGTAATCGTGTGCGTCGCGCAGGTGCAGGGTCTTGGTGCCGTCGTCGTTGATCTCGATCTGCTCGATCGCGCAACGGAAGGCCGGGACGGCGTCGGCCCGCATCCCGTTCTCGGGCGCAAGCAGGATCTGCACCGACCGACCGGTCGCACCCGTTCCGGCCATAGCATCCAGAATCCCGTCAGCATCGGCTACCACACACTCCGCGGCTGCGGACTGTGAAACGGAGTCGCCTCCCCAGGGCCAGAAGGCCAGCTCCTGGATCAAGCTGACGCCCTCTGCCACCAATCCCTCGTACCGGGCGTTTGCCGGGCTGTCGCCCGGAGCAGCCAACCAGTCAACGTCTGCCAAACGCGTCGGGGTGGCCTCGTTAACTGTCGCAGGCGGCAGGCGCCAGCCCGATGCGGCCGCTTCACATCGCGGACCCCACTGCCCAGCGTTCATCGCCAGGCACAACCCGCCAGCCTTCGATGCGCCCAGCGATGCGGCGAAGTGCAACGGGCCAGAAAGCTGCAGCTCGCGCACCAGGATCTGCGCGCCATTGAGGTAGAGCCGCAGCTGCCGAGGTATCGAGAACACCACCTGCAGCCCGACAATGTCGCCATGGCCTACCGCAGGCAGGTCGGTCTCTATCGCTCCGCCTGCTTGCAGTAGGCGGCCCGAGCCGAGGTCCCACCCGATGCTGGTGAGTTCCGCTCCAAGAGCCTTGCTCATCGCTGAAGCCGCGGTGGCGAACCCCACGATGGCCGCGACGGGGTCGTCACCCCAAACGGCAAACTCGACGCCCACCGTTCCGGCGTCCAAACTGAAGTCCGAGCGGGCATGGCTGGCCGGGGCCGTGGCTCCCGTGGTGGCGAGGGTGAGGCCCCCGTCGCGCGCAGCGAGCATAGGGCCAATTGGTGTGGCGCCGAAGCGCCCGAAGGTGTCGGTCATGGCTATCCCAGTCGATCGAACCAGTCCTGTGCCTCGTCCTCCTCGGAACGTGGAACAAGTGTGTCCAGGTACTCCTGAAAGGAGCGCTTGGTGCCGCCTTGGCTGTGTGAGGCGGTGATGTATGCGGCGAAGGCAGCGGGCTTGATGTGCAGGCTTACAGGGTCGATGGGGTTCCGCTTGTGGAACTCCCACCATTCCAGGAACTCCCGGCGCGACATGCTCGCCTGCAACTCCGCCACCGTGCGATGCAGGTGGCCGGCGAGGACCTTCCAAAACCAGTCCTCGCCGCGCTGCCTTAGCCGTTTCCCGCGTCAGCCTGGGCTTGCGCAGCATCCTCGCCGAAGCCGGAATGCTTCATGGCCACGCGCTGCAGCTCAGCGGCAACCAGTGGTTTGAGCTGGGCGGCCTGCTCCGCGTTCATGACGGGCTTGCCGTCCTCGTCGCAGATGGTCGCTGCGATCAGCTTGGCGCGGTCGCCTTCACCCCACAGCTTGCGGAACTCCGCATCCGGCAGCTCGCGGACATGGAACTGCGCCTTGGCTCCGTTGGGCAGGGTGATCGTGTCGGCGTGCACGTCCTTGGACGCGAACATGCCCAGGTTGGTGAACGACTGCAGGACGCTCAGGGGCTGCTGCGGCTGGGCTTGGGGGGTGTCGTTGGTCTTGCTCATTGGCCGTTTCCTTGAATGGCGACAGGGCGCGCGGGCCGCGCACGGCTAACACGCGGAGGATCCGCGCGCCCTGTCAGAGAGATGGCCCGCCGGAGCGGGCCTGGGTGGGCGCCGTTGGCGCGGCCTTACGGCGTCGGGCGGTGCGTGGTGACGGCGCCGGAGCCGCGGATGGTGATCGTCGCCTTCCAGACGTCGTTGTCCTGGCTGGTCACCGCGAAGTTCTGCACGAAGCCGTCGAACTGCTTGGACAGCACGGTGTCCGGCGGGGTGATCTTGCCGGCAACGGCGGTCGGCTTGGCCACGCCTTCGGTTTCCGACAGCGGCGCGGTCACCAGCCAGTTCACGACGGCACCGGTCTCATGCAGCTCTTCCAGCTTCTCGTGGTCGACGCTGTCGTAGATGATCTCGATGCTGGTGCTGCCGGTCTGCTTGCGGCCGGCGACGAACTGGTCCCAGTCGTCGTCATAATCGGAGATATCGATCTCCGATGCCTGGCCATCGGGGAAGCCGACCGAACGCAGGCGGGTCACCTTGATGACCTCGGCCGCGGCGATGGCGACGAACAGCTGCGAATGCTTCGACTTGATTACCTGTCCCATAAGGGTTTCCTTGTGTTGCGCCCGTCGCCGGGCATGAAAAAGGCCCCTTGCGGGGCCAGTGGTTTGCCGTTGTGTGGTTCAGCGCAGTTGCAGGAGCCTGGCGTCGAAGGAGATGCCAAAGGCGTCCGTGCCGTCGCTGTCAGGCGTCGGGTTGTAAGACTCGATGCTGCCCACGCGCTCGATCGCGTCGCGGATGGCGACGGCCGCGCCGTTGGCCTGCGTCATGGCTTTGCCCCACACGGTCAATCGGACTCGCCAGCCGTCGGCCGGCGGCGCATCGGACAGCATCGCGGTGGGCGATCCACCGACCACCTCCCACGTCGCGTAGGGCAGTGCTGCATCCTGCGGCGCGGTTCCCGGCCACAACCGGATCGGGTCGCCCAGCACATGCCGAACAGCTGCATCACCCTGCAGCAGGGACTGGATCAGGGGAACCATCATCGCCAGCCATCCTTCTTCAGCTGCTTGTCGAGCGCCGACCAGGTTTCATTGATGATCACCTGCGCCGCCTCCGGCCCCTTGGCCTCGCCTGCCGGCGTGAGGAACGGCTCGGCCCTCATCTTCCTGGTGCCGAATTCCTTGAAGCGCCAGTAATAGGCCCAGCCCGCCTCCTCATAGACCTTCCCAACGCGACCGCGGCGCCGGTTGCGCTTGGTGTTGGCGTACTTGCGGCGGCGACCGGTCTTAACCCCTACCGTGAAGTACTCGCCGTCTCGACCTACACCTGCGCGCTGCCGGCTCTTGGTGTTGGCCCGGCGGGTGACGATCTGCGAGGCCATGAACCCCGATGCTCTCGGGGCCCGGCGGCGAGCATCGTCACGGATGACGTTGCCACCCTTGCGCATACCGGCTTGCACGGCTCGCCCTTGAATCGTCTTGGGTGCCTCCCGCAGTGAACGCAGGAGGCCGTCCAGGCCGTCGATCTTCACCTGCTCAGCCATCGGACACCCCGGCATCGACCATCAGCGTGATATGCCCGCGTGCTGTCGCATCCGGCAGCACCGCACGAATCGCATACATCTGCCCGTCAAACACCACACGCATGGTCGGCACTACCCCGGGCAGGTAAGGAATCTCGATGCGTGCAGTCACCTGTCCATGCTCGGCCGAGGCCGCAGTGAACTCTCGACCCGAGAGCGGAACCACCTCTGCCGGCACGTCAGCCCGCCATCTACGCCATTGCTTCACGTCCCCTCCGAGCGGATCACGCACCGGGCCGTAGTCCTGCAGCCCGATGCGATGCCGGTATTTGCCGGCCCGCCTCATGGCAGCACCCGCCGGTAGGGAAACATCAGCCGGTCCAGGGTCGGGTTCTCGGCCAACTGCGAGCCAGCCACCACCGCCTCGCGGTTGGCGTACAGGTCACCCAGCAACAGCAGTACGGCTGCGCGCAGCGGCCCCGGAAGCGGGCCAGGTGTCGTCGTGAACTTGACCGGATAGGCGCCCGGCTCGCTGTCGAGCGCGGCCGGCTCAATCGGCAGCGGAGAGCGGCCCTCGCCGACCGGGGTCCACTCATAGGTCGCTGCTGCCAACGCATACCCCGTGGTGCGCTCCACCGACTCACGCGCGGCGGTGATGAAGGCGCCGATCAGCGCGTCGTCGGCATCGTGGATAACTACCAGGTGCGCCTTCGCTTCGCTCAGCGACACGGGTTCCTCTGCCGCCGGGGTCAACGTGCGCAGCATGGGTCATTCCTCCGGCGTGGCCGACTTGATGGCATTGGGGTGGGGGTCGATCAGCCCGCCAAGGCGCAGCGCCTCAACGTGTGCCGCGTTGACCTGGATCACCTGGCCAACCTTCCCGAGGTGGTTGTTACTGAGCACCAGCGCCGGCACGGTTTCACCATCCGGCAGAGCCGGTTCTTCATCCGGTGGCGGCAGGTCGTTGTCCGCCTCCACGGTTTCGGGCCTCTGGCTGTCGTGGCCCTCGTCCGTCTCCGGCTCACTGACGGCTGCTGCCGCGCCAGCGTCGGGGCTTTCGGCGTCCGGCTGCTCGCGCTGGCCAGCCGCTGCGTCCACTACCGCAGCGGGCGCTTCCTGCGCGTCGGCCGGACCGCTGGCCACCTGCGCGGAGGTGTTCTTCTGCTTTGCCATGATCGTCTCCGAGGGACGCCCGCGCTGGGGCGTCCCTGCGTTCGTGGGCCGAGGCGGTTAAGCCGCGGCGCCGTGCTTGAAGGTCTTCACCGCGCCGCCCACGTCGACCAGGTTGCCGCCGGAGCGCATCCAGGCCATGAAGCCCACCTGGCCCCTCTTCACATAGGCCGAGTCGGCGAAGCGGAACAGGGTCACGGCCATCACGTCGCGGATCTTGTAGTAGCTGAAGTCGCCGAACGCGATCGAGGTTGCGCCTGCGGCCGGGGCCGGGGCGTGCTGGTTGATCTGGATATCGCGGTTCAGCAGACGATCCGGCGCACCGCCCGGATTGCCCTGCTCGTAACCCGGCACGAAGATCGGCCGGCCCTGGTCGTCCTTCACCTTGCGGATCAGCTTCAGCATGTCGTCGTGGAACATCCACTTGGCCAGCTGGCGATACGCCGGATCGACGCTGTGCTCCAGGTCAACCAGGTCGTCGTAGGTGACGATCGGCAGCGCCGAGACAGCGCCGATCTTGCCCACCGTCGCGGCAGTAAAGGCGCCCATCGGCTGACCCACGCCGGTGCCGACAGAGTAGTGGCGGTTGGTGACGCGGCCCAGGCGGGTCTGCAGGCGCTTCTCGATGAAGCCGGCGATATCGGCCGTGCTGTCCTGCAGCAGCTCCCACGGCACGGTCACCACCTTGGAGCTGTACTTGTACACCTGCAGGCCCTTAGTGCCGAAGGCCACATCCTGGTCGTTCGCCGACTGGTTTTCAGCGACCAGTTCGCCCTCTTCGGAGGTGCCATCGCTGGTCGGGTACTGCATCGGCTCACCGCCGGCAGTGCTGAACACATCAGCCACCTGGCGCATGCCGCCGAATGCCTTCAGGGCATCCAGGATCTGCTCGGCCAGCGTGGTCGGAACGGTGTAGCCGCCCTGCTCCGGGTTGACGGCCGGGTTGCCCGACATGGCCGCGTTGACCTGCTTCCAGTCCTCTGCGCTCAGGGCGCTGTCACCGCCACGCGCCCAACGGTCGAACAGGCGCTCCTCGTTGGAGAGGTCACGGCCGCCGCGGTTGGCAGTGTCGTGCTCACGCACGCCCTGTTCGCGCAGTGCCTCGTCGGCCGTCAGGTCCATGACCTTCTGATGACGCTCGATCGCCGCGTCGATGCGCTCGATCTCGGCGATGTTGTTGTCGTACTTGGCCTGGTTCTCAGGCGTCCACTTGTTGCCGTCACCGGTGCTGGTGTCGAGCAGGTTGCGGGTTTCCTTTGCCAGCGCGGTGCGGCGCTCCCGCTCGGCCTGAATGTTGAAGGGCATTGGTGATTTCCTCGTGTCGAAAAAAAACCGCCTTTCGGCGGTCGGGATGAACTGCGGGCGGGAGTCGCTTACGCAGCGGAGCGTTCCAGCAGCGCCAGACGGCGCGACAGGTTGGCCTTGTGGGCGGCGGCGGCGGCGCCGTCGTCGGGTTCGGGGGTACGGTTGGCCAGTGCGGCAGGTGCGTTGTCGTAGGCGGATAGATCCCAGGTGTTGGATGCCTTCTTCTTGCCGACGACCTCCACCACGCGATCAGCGAAACCGTGTTCCTTGGCTTCGTCGGCCGTGAACCAGGTCTCTTCGTCCATCCACTGGACAATCTGCGCTTCATCCTTGCCAGTCCGACGGGTGTAGTCCCCGGCCAGCCCGGTATCGATCTTGGCCAGCAGCTCACCGGTCTTGGTCATATCGGCCTTGTTGCCGATAGCGACCGTCCAGGCGTTGTGGATCATGAAACCGGCGCCCTGGCTGATCTCAACCTCATCGCAGGCCATGCAGATGCCGGTGGCAGCCGAGGCCGCCAGTCCATCCACGTGGGCGATCACGGTCGCCTTGTGCTGTGCGATGGCCGTCATCATCGATCGGGCCGCAAACACGTCACCGCCGGGCGAATCGATGCGCAGATGGATCACGTCCGCGTCGATGCCGGCCATAGCCTGGGCAAACATCGTCTCGTCAATGTCGCCCCACCACCCGCCGATGACGCCGTGCAGGTAGATCGTGGCCTCCTTGCCTTCGGTCTCCGCCCGGATGGGCTTGGACTGGCCGGCGTTGTTCTTGGCCAGCTGCAGCAACTTAGGAATCGGCATCTTCAGGGTTCCTTTCAGGGTCGTCGCTGTCCGGCTTCGCCGGTGGCGCGGGGTCTTTCGGTTGGTAGAGCTTGTCGCCGCCCTCGATGGGAGGCAGGTTCTTGAGGCGGCGGACTTCGTTGACGGCCATCCAGCCTTGGGTGCCAGGGCCACCCAACGCCTTGGTGAAGTACTCGGCCTGCGTCTTCGAGTCGCCGGCCATGAACATGTCCACGTTGTGCTCAACGAAGTAGCGCGGCGTGCGGAACAGTTTGCGGTTCAACTCGTCCTTGATCCGCTTCAGGTGCGGGCCCAGCGTGTACTTCACGAAGCCGATGCCCATGCTCTCGATGCCGGTTCCCCAGCTGGTGGCCTTGCTGGTCTCGCCGATCATGTGCGGCGGGACGCCGAACGCGCGGGCCACATCGATCACCTGCCACTGCCGGGACTCCAGCAGCTGCTGGTCGACCGCCGACATGGTCAGCTCGTGAACCTCCAGCCCCTCGGTCAGAACCAGCGGAATGCGACGGTTGCCCTGCACCCCGCCGTACTTCTTGACCCAGGCATCGCGGAAATCGTCCTGCTGCTCCTTGGTCATCTTGTTGGGCGTTCGGATGGCCACTTCGGGCTTGCCGCCCTCGCTGAAGAACTTGCCGGCGTGCTCGTCACCTTGGATGGCGATGCCGATGCCGTTCCGCGCGCCCCACTGGATCACCGACATGCCGTGCACGCCGTTGAAACCGAAGCCGGGGAAATGGAGCACATCGTCCTGGTCGACGGTGAAGTACCCGTCCGCATCGTGGAACGTGTACTGCAGGCGTGTCGGCTCCCGTGGGCCGGTCTTCTCCTGCTTGAGGATCATCACCCTGTCGCGTGGCCAGGGAATCAACCCGGTCGCCACCCCGGCACGGTTGCGCGTCACGTACACCACGCCATCACCGCGCAGCAGCATCTGGCCGACGATGAACTCCCAGCCGGTGGCGCTCGACCAGCCGGAGGAGAACTGCTCGTTCAGCAGCCACCAGTAGTCATGCTCCGCCCGCTTGCGATGGCCGTCCACCCGCTCGAACACAGGCAGCGGCAGCTGGGCGATCGCGCCGGCCAGCAGCGAAACGGCAGCGAACACCGCCGAAACCCGCATCGCCGATTCCGGGCTGACCACGGCTCCGGAGGCCGTCGTCGGGTTCCCGAATACCTCGAACATGCCCATGCCGGAGGACTGGATCACCTCGCCGTCGACCAGGTTGCTGATCGTCGGCTCGATACGGTCGCGGGCATCGGCCCGCCGGTTCTTCTCGAATAGTCCGAACATCAGTCGATCACCACGAAGCCTTGTTGGGTTGTGCCGGTGTCCCGCGCCTGCATGGCGCGGCCCATGGCCATGATTAGCGCCACCGCGCCGTCGATCTTGCTTTCCATCTTTTCCTTGCGGGGATAGACGTGTTCCTTGGCATCCACGCGCGCCACTACGTTGCCCATCATCCAGGTCATGGCCGCGTTGCCGTCGTGCCACAGGCGCCGCGACAGGATGAGCGCCTCCACTTCTTTCATGGGCTCGGAGAGATTGCGCACCGACTGCGCCATCTCCACGGTCGGCAGCCCTTCCTGTTCAAGGCGCGTCATCAGGTACGCCGCTTGCGCCGGGTCAAAGGCAATGTCCCGCACGTCGACGCCCTGTGCCGCAAGCTCTTTCAGCTCCTCTTCGATGAACGCGTAGTCCGTCATGTTCCCGGGCGTGGACACGATCAGCTCGTCCAGCAGGAACTGCTGGTACTTCTCGTTTTCCTCCACGGCCGACTCCGGCACGTAGAACCGGGGAATGACGTAGTAGCTATCGCCCTTCTCGAACAGCAGCACCACGGCAGCCACGTCCAGCTTGGATGCCAGATCGACGCCCACCCAGCACGGACAGCCCGCAAAGTCCGACACCTCAAACCGTCGTTTCTGCCGCTGCCAGGCCAGCATGTTCATCCATGCCAGCTTGGCGCCGACCCAATCATTCAGGTGCTTGGTACGGAACGCGCTTTGCTTACTGGCCGACCGCTTTGCCTTGGCGAGCTGGTCGAGCAGGAACTGCTCAAACACGGAAACGCCGTAGTTCGGGTTGGCCTTGCGCAAACTCGCCGGATCGTCCCAGCGGTCGCCCTCGTCTATACAGTAGATCGCCGCGAAAACCGTCTCGTCAGTCACCTCACCGCGCAGGATGCGGATGGCATCGCCCCGCATCTCGAAGCATGGGCCGGAGAGGTTGGTGCCCGCCGTGGTGATGATCGACAGCAGGGGTTGCTCGCGCGCGCCCATGCCGGTTTCCATGGCGTCGACCATGTGGTCATCGTCATGTTCGTGGTACTCGTCCACCAAGGCCGCATGCGGGCTGGAGCCGTCGCCGGGCTTGCCGATCATGGTCTCGAACTTGGACATGTCCTCCATGACGAACAGCGGGCCCGGGTTCTTCGGGTTGCCCGCCTGTTCGATACCGAAGCGGGCACGCAGCGCCGGCAGTTTCTGGACCATTTGCCAGGCCGGGCGGAACACCTCGTACGCCTGTTTCTCGCTGGTAGCGCCCGAGTAGACCTCCGCGCCCGCCTCGCCGTCAGCGCAGAACAGGTACAGGCCACGGGCAGCCAGTCGCAACGACTTGCCGTTCTTTCGCGGGATCTCCTCGTATGCGCGGCGGAAGCGCCGGTGGCCGGTCTTCTTGTGGACCCAGCCGAACAGATTGCACTCGATGAAGTGCTGCCAGGGCTCCAGCACCAGCAGGCGCTTCTGTGCCGCCCACTTTCCTTTCGTGTGCGGCATCTTCTCCATGAACCGCACCGCGCGGTCCGCCTTCTCGGTGTCGTACTTGTAGGGCCAGTCGGCCCCCTTGCGCTTCAGATCATCCAGGAAGCGCTGGCACGCCAGACGGATGAACTCGCCGGCCGGGATCTTTCCTGACGTGACGCCCTTGGCGTATGCCTTGGCTGATTCGCTCGGCGTCATGGATCAGAACTCGTCGAATGGGTTGCCCTCCGGGGTCTTTTCGGTCCCCAGCTTCTGACGGTCAGCCGGGGTCAGGCCCAGGCGCGCCAGGCAGCCGATCAGGTGGGAGTACTTGGCCGCAACGAACTCGCCGCGGTTCGCACGGAACTCGGAAAGCAGCGATGACGCCACCTCCATGATGAAACGGTCTGCGCTGGTCAGGACGCCAGGCAGGGCGCACTTCTCCAGCTCCTTCCAGACCACCGCGACCTCGTCCGGCAGATGGCCGGGCACCTTGCCCAGGGCCTTCCCCGTCTTTGGCACCTCGGCCCTGTAACGCTGCGGGTTGCGCTTGTCCGCCCCCTTGAGCTTTGCCAGCTCGGCGGGCTGCTTGTGCCTGGCCATCGCCGGTCAGCTCCAAATCCAAAATTCAAATTCTGTGGACGCGAGAAGAAAGGGGGGCGCGCGTATCGGGCGAGGAAGGCCCTCAACTTTGACCCTCCCCCCTCCCATTTCGTTCAGTTCTCTGTGGATAACTCGCGTGTCGTTCAGCTCCGCCGAGCTGGCGGCCATCCCTACCGAACCCGCCGTTCTCCCGGGCCGTCTTGGCGCTATGGCACGACCGGCACAGCGGCTGCAGGTTGCTGTCGGCGTTGTTGCCGTCGTCCCCGTCGATGTGGTCGACCTCAGTGGCCGCCCGCACCCGCCCCTGCTCAGCACAGCACCTGCACAACGGCTCACGAGCCAGCACCACCGCACGAAGCCGGCGCCACAACGAGCCGTTGGTGGGCAGCGCACGGCGTGCCTGCCTCTTGCGGACCTGGGCGCTGGTCTCTTTGTAGGGGCGCCAGCCGGCCGCACGGTGCTGGGGTGGCCTGGTTGGCATCAGTAGGGTTTCCCGTCCAAGTCGACGCGCGCAGGCTCGGCTCCGTCGTCCTGCACCGGTGCGCCAGCCTCCTCACCCAGCAGCTGCGCCACTGCCTGCACCAGCAGCCCCACGTGCATGGCCAGCTCGGCGATCTGCTTGCCCTGCTGCTCAATAGCCGCAACCAAGCGATCAATGCGCGCATCGGTGCTGCCGTCAATGCGCGCAGCCAAGGCGGAGACAGCAGCAGCCAAGGCGGCAACAGCAGCCTCGCGCGCAGCCCGCTCGGTGTCCAGCTCAGCCGCCAGCGCTTCAATCCGTGCAGCGTCCATCACCAACCCTCGTCGTTCGCAGTACCAGGCCGCGGCGTATCCACCACTCAACCCGGTCCCAGTCCGGTTCCATGCCCGTGGCCCGGGCAAACCACACCACGGCAGCCAGATACCACCGCAGCCACCAGCGCAGACGGACCGATGCAGTCACTGTCGCACGCATCAGAACTCCTCCACTTCCCAGCCACCGCCGGCGCGCTTGCGCCTGACCTTCACCGCAATGAAGCGGAACGGGTACATGGCCGCTGCGATCTTGATCTTGGCCCTGGCATCGTCCTGCCAGTGGCCCTTCACCTCGTGGCACTCCATGACGCCATCGGCAGCCATGACGGCAAAGTCCGGGGTGTAGAACGTCTTGTCTGCTAGGCGCAGCTTCAGGCCTTCGAATTTGTGCCAGAGGATCTGGCCCGATGCCTCCAGCGCGCGGAGGCGCTGGGCGTAGGCCGCTTCGGTCTTGTTGAGCTCGCCGGTCTTCAGCCGGCCCAGCGCCAGCATGCGGCGCCCTGCGCCAACCTTGCTGGCCATCATTTCGCTCCCAACTGCCGGATCTCGCCCAGCTGCTTGTTGCACTGCTGCAGGCTCAGGATGTTGGCGTTGTAGGCCGACACCACCTGCTCTACCGTCCGGTCCTGGGCCCTGGTGATCGGACACGGCTGGGTCAACGCAGCGGGCGGCGCCACCGGCTTCTCCACCGCCACGTAGACCACCTGGGGCATGTCCGGCTTCTGGGTCTTGCTGCAGCTGCCGAACCCGCACAGCGGCAGGACCGCGACCAGCATCAAAGCAGCGGTATGTCGGCGCACAGGGCCATCTCCAGTTGGGACCGGCATGCCGGCTTGCTCTTGGCGGCCTGCAGCGCCTGCTCAGCCTTGTCGGCTCGGCGCTTGCTCTCGGCTGCCGCCGCTTCCGCCTGGCGCGCAGCTTCATCGGCTGCCGCCCTCTGACGCGCGGCAGCATCGATCGATGCCTGCGTCTGCCGGTTCACGTCCTCCAGCAGGAGGCCGCAGGCAGTGGCCGCACGAAGGTTCTCGGCCGCGTTTGTCTCTGCTGCAGCGCGCGCCTTGTCGGCCTTGGCGATGGATGCCTGATCCCTCGCTGCACGGCGGGCGTCGCCATGCTGACAGCCGGTCACGAACAAGCCGCCGACCAGCGCCAGGGCCGCCAGTACCTTAAGAAGGTCGGCGTATGGGCGTAGTGGGTCCAGCATTGGGCACCTACATGAATGGGTCGCCCTCCCTGGGGTACGCTGTGCGTGCTACCGACACAGCCCACAAGGAGGGCGACATGGAAAGTGGAGAGATTCAGCTGCTGAAGGCGGAAGTTGAGAAGCTCAAGGAGGAGCTCAGGGAGAACATGGGCAGACTGATGGCCCACGAAACAACCTTTGCCGCCATTCTCAGCATGTGGGGCAAACCAGCACGAGACGTGGAAGCGGAACTGCGCCGCGTGCTTCAGGTCGTTTCTGACGACGTGACTCGGCAGGGTGCCCATCGCGCCACAATGATTGGATTCAATGCCTCAGCTGATCCATTCTTGAAGCTCATCGGCAGACCGGCTAGCGGCGAGCGCTGATTCCTTCAACTCGGCCAGATGGGGAAAGCTCCAGGTTGAATGCCGCCTCGACACCTCCCCTCCCCACGATCTTGGGTCGATCAGCCAACAGAACAAAACCGGTGCCTACGGTCCGGTCGTCATGTTCGATTGATTCTTCACAGGTCACCTGAGTGGCGGCCGCTTTGCCGGTCCGCCGCTCAGAACGCTCAGCCTGGGATGGCTTCACAAGCCAGTCCCGCAGCCACAGTCGCGGATTCCATTTGTCGTTCATTCCGAACCTCCTGCTCTGATCGTGTCGCTGTCCGGGTCAAACGGCGGCGGCTCCAGGCCGGCCGCGCGCATCAGCCCCTCCAGCCTGTAGATGTGGCGGATCAAGCGAAGCTCCCTGGCTTCCATCCGGCCAACCCGTTCGCCCAGCCGGGTCACCTCCTCGCGCATCAGCTTGATCACGTTGACCTCGGCCCCTTCCCTGGCTGTCTCTACGAACTGCTTGCGCCACCACAGCGCTACGCCGCCGGCACCCACCATCAGGCCGCCAACTGCCGTGCCAATGGCCTGCCAGTCCACGTCGACCCCGATCATGGCGCCACCGTCCCGCCGGCCTTGCGGTACACAGCCAACAGGTCGGCAAGCTTGTGTTCGTGCTGGCCGTAGCCCGCGCCGGGCAAGCTCGCCCAGATCTTGCGGACGGCTTTGATGGCTTCCTCGATCTCGCCCGCCTGGATAAGCGGCAGCGCGCGACGCTCCCTGATCTGCTGGAGCGCGATCAGGTCCTGGCTCAGCGGCGAGAAATCCTTCAGGCCCAGCGTCTTCTTGTAGGCGTCGTAATAGCGGCGCAGCAGCTGGTAGCGGCCGGCTGCGGTCGACTGGATCTTGAGCTTCGGCAGGTCCACCAGCACGCGCGGATGGTCGGCGTAGCCACGGAACAAACCACCACCGACCAGCACGTCATAGCCGCGGTCGTTGGTCGGCTGCTTACCGTTGTCCGTACCTTCGGACCAGGCCAGCATGTCGAGAAAGGCCACGACGTTCACGCCGCCAGCCTGTTGGGGAGTGATCTGCGCCATAGCTTCTCCTAAAAAGCAAAAAAGCCCCCGGCGAAGACCGAGAGCTTGAATTTGATTACTTATTGAACTCTAGACGAAGCCTACCTACCTTTCCGGCATAGGCATCATTCCTTCTCTGACGATTTCGTCTCAGGCTCCAGCGCCTTTTGAAGCCTCTGAGGCAGAGGCCCCCGCTGCGATTCAAGCTTCTTTATCCGCTCTTGGAATATCTGACCAGGCAAGGTCAAGGATGCCAAGAAAGCGAAGCTGGCTAGGAACAGCATGAGTCGCTCGCACCATGGCATCCAATCGGCACTCTTCCCATGCAGCTGAATGGCGAACACCAATGCCAGAACCACCAGATAGATCTGGAACATCAATTTGTGGCGCGTCAGGCGTTTTCTCACTCCGGATATAGCTTGTTCATCACGTCGCCAGCTCGCCCTACCTAAGAGTACTCCGTCACCAACTATTGTGATGACGGCAACTAAGAAGCCAGCAAGTATCGAAAACACGGTGACGATTGTGTTCAACGCATCCGTGTTCCCATGGATCAGCGGCTGAAACTTCCACGCGACAAGGCCGCTAAGGACAAGCGACAGTCCGCCGAATCTCAAGCGATCTTTATCGATCTTGCCCATTGCAGCCCTCAAAGTTCCAGATCACCCTCGCGCTCAAACTTAGACATTGCTTCAACCAGCTTATCGAAGACATCGCCCCGGTACAGCGAGTTGGAAGATTCACCACGCTCCAGAACAACAGGGTAGTGGATGACCATCTCACCAGGTGTGATTGTCTTGTTGTTGTTGGTCTTTATTTGATAACCGACATCGTTGTCGAGGTCATCGAGAAGCTCAATTCCAACACTCTCCATCTTCTGCAGAACAACTTGCTCTGCTCTCGACCCTCCACGCGCCTTGACAACAACCTCCACCTGAAGCTGATCAGCGTGTTCAGCCAAATCATCGCTTTCATCCTTTTCAAAGACCGATGCCAACTGATCTTTGAGGTTCTTTACGACGCCTGACATCGAATGGAGTGGCCCCACTCCGCCCTGCAGCCTTTCGACCGTGGCGTTGAACAGGGTGCCCGTGAGCTTGATCTCTTTAACCCCACCACGCTGCAAAATCGCCACAGTACCCGCGTTTTGTACGTTCTTTATCTCGAACATCACGGAATTGTTCGACTGCCCAGCCTGTGGCAGGAAGTTCTTCAGGTAGTACTCAAAGGCCGGAACACGCACACCATCTGTACATATGGTCAGATGATTCCCTCTGATCAAGGCGAACAGATCCGCATTCTTAAATGAACGATTCGCGGGAGGTGGAAGCAGTGCCTCGTTGTCGTTGCGAGCTCCTCGCACTTCCGTCACCGTGGACGCTGACTCACCCGTGACCTTTGCTATCAAATGGATGAACAATCCATCCCTTTCCATCATGTGATGGTTGATCCGTAACGTCCCCAATGAAGGATGGGCAACCTCACGTTGATCCAACGAGGCGACAGCCTCGCATGCAGCATTCAGGTACTGCTGAAGAGTTCTAGCATTCGGGACGTATACAGCCCGATATAGACTGAGGTTCTTTGGAGCTTTGCGGCGAGTCATCGTATCCCCCCTGATTCTCAATTACTGAGATTCGTGAAGATTACATGAACTGTCGACGTAGCCATGTAGGGGTTTTCCTACCTCCAGTCCGTCGTCCGCATGCCTTCCCCGCTGCCAATTCAAGTGCACAGCACCTGCTAGAGCACACGTCATACGCAAACGGCCCGCCGAGTGGCGAGCCGTCTGGGCGGGACTCCCCCACCTTGCCTAGAACAGTACCATAACGTTGGCAACGGTCAATACCACCTCGCCCGCTTCTTCCTCTTCGGAGTCGCGCGCAAGAGCCTGAGAGCGTCCTTGCCAAGTTTTTCCCATTGAGGGGCGCCGCCTACCTCCTCCCTGAACGCCTGATCCAGCTCATCACGGAACACCCGCCCCTCTAGGGCATAGTCGAATCGGTAGCCTTCGCCAAGAACATACCGGGCGCCCCATTGCCGGCGAAGCCTTCTGACCAGCAGCTTTGCCCTAGATTCGCTGCCAATCCACGCCCACTGGGCGGCCCCAACCCGCTCCCGACGCCTCAAGCTTCCCTCGGGATCCCGGGTTGCCCCGATTCTGACAATTCCATCCTCACCGCAGGCAACACAAATGTAGACGGCGTTGTTAGCAACGTAGCCCATGCTGTAGCCAGTCATACGCGACGGGCCTCCATAAACGCCATCCCCTTGTCCAGCTCCTTCCGGTACTGCCACTTGGTGAACGTGCCGCCCAGCTTCTTGGCGACGGCTGCGGCCCGCTGCGCCTGGCTACCCCGCCCTGTGAATTCTTCCAGCACCACCAGCGCGCGTACCATGTTCTGCCGGTAGAGGTCGGACAGCGCGCGGTCGATCCATCGATACTCGTCTGGCGAACCAACCATCACGGCGGCGGTGGCTGATCGGGAGACCAGCGTGCGGGTCTCAGTGCATGGGATCGGATCAACCGCCCAGGGCGCGACGGGCAGCACTGCCCCGTTGCGATTCACCCGGCCGGCGCCGGCCCCCAGCAGCATGCGCCGGTCGTGTCCGTCACGGAGCAATGGTGGACGTTCACGCTTCGTGCCCTGAGCGAACTGCTGAGCCCGGGCCAGCGGGTGTTCGTCCCTGCTCGGCGCCTCCTCCGGGGCGAGCGGTGCGCAGAACCGATGTTCCTGGTAATGGCCCCAGTGTTTCAGCTGCTCCTTCAGCGACAGGCTCATTTCCCGCCTCCAGCGCGCGCAGCGGCCAGCCTCTCCATCTGCTCCAACTTCACCGCCTGCTGCCGTGCCAGCGATGCCGACGTGCGGTATGCCTCAGCAGTCGTAGACCGCTGTCCCCGATCCCGCCACAACAGGCGGTCGAGCCGGTCCGCCTGCTTGTCGAGCGTGTCGGCGAAGTGCCTGAGCGCTTGGGACCCCGTTGGGACGAAGCTCATCGGATCCCCCCCGCGTAGGTCTTGCGGCCTGGGCCATAGCTTGTCCGGCGCCGCGGTTGGTCGTCGTTCGCGGCCTCTGGCTTGCGCGGCAGCGGGCCGTCCCAGTTGTCGATGCGCATCTGATCGAAACGGTTCTGCAAGCTGATCCGCTCACCAGCGCGGATGTTGCGCCCCTTTGCAAAGTGCATCTCCACGACGCCCTGGAGATGAGTCTGCTGTTCGGGCGTGTCGTAGTAGTCCTCACGGTGCAGCAGCACGACGACGTCGGCCTTCTGCTCGAGCTCTCCGGACTCGCGCAGGTCGGATAGGGTCGGGCGTCTGTCAGTGCGCCCCGTGACACTCCGGTTCAACTGAGCCAGGGCCACCAGCGGGATTTTCCATTCCTTCGCCAGGTCCTTCCCCTTCTGCAGGATGCGACCGTACTCAAAGCGGGCCATTCGCGGGTCCACGTCGAAGTCGTGGATGTGGTCGATCACAAGCAGCTGCAACGGCTTGCGTTGATGCATGCGCCTTGCACGCGCCTCGAACTGGCGGACGTTCAAGGAGGCGGTGTCATCGATGTACAGGGGCGCTGCCTTGAGGTCTCGAATCGTGGGGGTCATGCGGCTTTGGTAGATCTCGCTGTCCTCGCCGGAATGCCTTGGCCTCGTGACCCACTCGTGGGGGATATGACCAACGGAAGCGACGTTGCGGTCGTGGCAGTCATCGATGCTCATCTCGAGACTGAAGAGCCCGACTGTGAGGCCCTTTAGGGCACTGAACACAGCGACATTCAAGGCAGCAATGCTCTTGCCCATGCTGGGTCGGCCAGCGATCAGGTACGCCGTAGATGGCTGCAGCCCGTGGGTCACGCGGTTGAATTCAGCCCAAGGCGTTTCTAGGCCGGTCAGCCCGCCGCCCGAGTGGTATCGCTCTTCCCACCGCTCGTACCACCCGTACATGGTCTCCCCGGCAAGGCGAAGCCCGCCACGCTGGGCTGGCTGCAGCCCTGCAATGTCCTGCGTCAGCTCCGCCAGTAGCTCCGGGAACTCTCGCCCGTCCTGCTGCCGAGCGGATTCCACCGCCTTGCGGCCAACGTCAGCCAACCGGCGCCGACCGGCGTACTGCATGACGATCTCCGCGTACGCGACCACGTTGGCAGCCGAGGGCGTCGTGCTGGCCAGCTCCGTGATGTACGTGCCGTCGCCCACCAGTTCCAGCTTCCCCCGCGATTCAAACCACTCGCCAATGGTCACCGCATCGAACGGGCGTTGCTTCTCCGCCAGCGTCCGGATCGATTCGAAGATCAGCTGGTGATCGTGCCGGTAGAAGTCCTCAGCAGACAGCGTGTCCGACACAAGCGGCCAAGCTTCTGGGGCCAGCATCAGGCCACCAAGGACAGCCTGCTCCGCCTCAACACTGTGAGGCGGAAGATTGGGGTCAAAGCGCATCAGCCCTGCTCCCCGTTACGGTTGTTGTGGTAGGTGCCTTCGATGACCTTCAGCAGGTTCTCTTCGGACTTGATCAGCCAAGGCAGAGACACCTGGAAGCTGTTCACCTTGCCCATGAGGTAGTCGCTGCCTCGCATCCACTCGAACAGACCACGCCACCACTCAACCGTCTGCCTTGAGGCATCGGCCTTCCAGCGCGCGCGCAGGTGCTTTTTCCGGCTGTCGCTCCACCCGTGAACGACGGGACAGTTCGGCAGTTCCTTGTGGTACGCGGCGATGATCGCCTCGTGGGGGCAACCGACGTACGTCCTGCCGCCAAGTAGATCGCCCTGCTCGTCACTCTCGTCAGCACCGGCATCCGCCCCGTCGTCACTGGCAAGTGACGATCCTGTTTCACCTTCCTGGTTTGATTCCTGGTTTGTAGTGCTGTCAGCCCCCACCCTGGGGGCTGTGTGCCCCGACCCGTCAGTGCAGTCAGCACCCACCCCCCGCACTTCTGGCACCCACTCGCCAGGCTTTCCCACCCCAGACCGCTGCAAGTACAGGTCGTACTGATTCGGCAGGTTTACGCCCTCGTGAGAGCGGCGGATCACGCCGAGCAGGCCGACAGCTTCCAGTGCTGAAATCGCGCGCTTGATGCTATCTGCACTCATCCCACAGTCCGTTGCCAGCTTCTTGTGCGCAGGGTCGCAGCGGCCGGTGTCGGCGTTCGTTCGGTTCGCGAGCATGATCAGCACGAGCTTCTGTTGCGCGGGCAATTTCCATTTCACCGCCCAGGCCATAGCCTCGAAACTCATGCTGAAGCCCCCGACACTTCTGGGAACGCGGCAAGCATCAAGATGGCGAAGGCGCCCAAGTGCTCTGTCGTGATCCAGCGTTTGCTGGACAATTGCTGGATCCACTCCAGCGCCTGTTGCGGTCCGGAGCAGTAGAAATCGTAGGTGGGCTCGTCACCCGGCCGGCTACGGTCGTAGATCTCGACTGCGATGCGTCCATCTGGGAGGCGCTCCTGCAGGCGGACCAATGGCCTCGCCTGGCGCTCCTTGATCATCTTGATGGCATCGTTCATGACCGCGCTGATGTGGCGCGGGCCGGGGTTCGGGTTTCCCCGATTAGTTTCGTGTGGCATAGTGGCCTCGCTCTGAACGAAGCCTCCGCAACTGTCTGCCCGACAGCGGGGGCTTCGTCGTATCTGGACGTTGGGTTTCCCACCGAGCGCGTCACGCTCGTAGCGCCAGACACCCACATGGCCACTTCCACATGCAGGGTGGTCGCCGTCCTTGCCCCATCGCACCCGATCCTTCGGATGAGTTCACACATGCGCCGCTCCTACAGCGCAGAATTGCCGGCTGTCAGGTGGCCGTGCTGGCCTGATTGCTATTGGAATCGGGGTCGGCACCATGGCCGACTGCCTCGAATTCCTCTGGGAAGCGAAGCCGCAGGTACTTCCACCAGGGGAGTGGAATGCCTTGGGTCTTCCATTGGCTGACCGCCGAATGAGTGACCTCGCATTCACGGGCAACGGCGGAGGTCCCGCCGATCGCCTCGATAAGGGCCGCGTCCCGGTGGTCAAAGCCGCGCCGGTAAGACTTCTTTCGAGTGCCGGTGTTGATGTTCATGCCCAGAATGTTAGGATCATAATCAGCGGAGTGCAATATGCTGACCGCAATTCCCGTCACTTTCCAAACATCATGAGCCAAATGGACTTCGCACAAAGGGTCACGATGGCCCGCCACCGGGTCGGAATGACCATGGCCCAAGCCGCTGAACTCATCGGCTGCTCCCGCCCGCTTCTCGCGCAGTGGGAGTCGGGACGCTCAAAGTCACTCGGCGGCAAGTACCTCCTCGGGGCAGCGCGCGCCTACAAGGTGAACCCGGAGTGGCTCGCCGAGCTGACCGATGAAGACGGATACCCCTGGGACCCTTCCGGGCGTCAAATCTCTAAAGTCTCTGAGACTGAGACACCGCCGGGATACCTTCGCTTCGATCTGTATGAAGGAGCGGCAGGAATGGGACCAGGAGTCATCAATCAGGACTATCCGGAAGTAGTTCGGACGTTGGAGGTGGCGGAATGGGAGGTCAGGCGCAAGCTCGGCTTTCTCCCCCGGCCCGGCCGTATTCAGATCATCACCGGCCGTGGTCCTTCAATGCGCCCGAAGATCGAGGACGGGGACGTCGTCTGGATCGATACCGCGTGCGACTACTTCGACGGGGACGACTACTACCTGATCAACATCGAGGGTGAAACATCCATCAAGATGCTTCAGCGCCGTTCCGATGGGATCTATGTGGTCTCGGTCAATCCAGAGTTCCCCGCCTGGCGCCCCGATCCGGAAAGCCTGCAGATCAAGGGACGGGCGTTGGTGCACGCCGGTTTCCGGCGGTTCTAAGCGAACCTTACGACCCACGATACGCACCCCGCCCAGCGCGGGGTTTTTGCTGGGGACAGCCAGAATATAAACGAACGCTGAACACGTGTTAGGAAAGTACCAACCGCTGTTGTTAGCGTATTGACGCAATGGTGTTTGTATTCTAACTTTTCCCCATCAGGCCGGACTCACCGGCCGAGTGGGAGCCACAGATGGAAATAGCAAAGCAATCCTGGCGCAGCAGCTACCGAGACGCGCGCAAGCTGGCGCGCTTCATCGAGACCTTCCACGGTCAACTGAGCACGCTGCCGGTCGGCGAGCGAACCTTCCCGCAGTGCAAAGGGTTTCAGTTCTCGCGACTGTCTGGCGACAACCTTCGTTGGGTCGGTGAGGGCTTGTTCGCCCCCTCCGCCAAGTGCCATCGCTCGCGCCTCGCATGCCTCCGCCATCAGCGCCCGAGGCTTCCGGCATGAAATCCAACTGCCGTCGCAATCGAGCCAGTTACGACCACGAGTCACGGCCGCGGGCATCTACGCTGGTTCGAGTCGGGTGGGTGCTAGTCGCCTGCATCGCAGCCGCAGTCGTGCCACTCCGCATCGCCGAGATCGTGGCTGCAAACCAGCCTGGGGCAATTTTTTGCCTCGCTGCGCCGAGTGACGAATCTGCCCCGACTTTTACAGTTTCTCACGACAACCTGAACAAAGGAAACCTGAAAGATGAGTAGGGATTTGCCTACCCCTGTTGGAAAACCAATCGTCATGAGGGTCAAGGCGGGAACCACCGTCTTCATCGGAAATGGCGTCCAAGTACAGCTGCGCGGCGCCCACAGAAACCGAGCGGAGATCCACATCTACGCCCCATCGAACATGGACGTAGACCGGGCCGTGACCTTCGAGCCGGATTGGAACCTCAAAAACAGTGACGGCCCGAGCGCGGGAACGCTCGAGCCGTCTGCCACGCCGCACCCGTAATCGACCAGATCAAGGAAGCCAACATGGCGAACAACAGTGTACCGCCGGCAGTGCCGGCCGCAGTCCCCCGCCTCGCAGACGGTGAGCACTACCTCACCTCCATGTGGCGGGACAACCCACTCTCCGAATTCCTGACGAATAGGCTCGTGAGGGTAGACCGGAACACCAAGGCATCCGTAGCCATCATGGCGGTCCTGCGCCGCGACTTCACGGCCAGCCAGGATGCTCGGGATACCTGCCCTGAAGACGAGCCAGTCCTTCACGACAAGCTGAGTGAGCACATCGTGGATGGGCTGATGCTGGCCGTCGAAAGCCTGCTGGACGAAACCGAAGCCTTGCTCGACTACGTCCGCGAGAACCAGAGCGACGTCTGCCGCCACCCCTTGAAGAAGGAGAACGCCCGTGTCTGAGATGACCGTCACCAAGGAAGAAGCGTTCAGCCTGATCCCGGTGCAGGAAAATGCGCCACTTTTCAAGGTATGCGCCGGGATCGACACCGCTCATAGCGACCTGAAGGCCAGCATCTACTTCGACTACGTCCGGCGGCAACTGAGCAACCTGGGCAGCGACATGGTCACTGACGACGACATGTTCGTTCTCGCTGACCTCCTCGAAATGTGCAAAGCGCTTCGATGCGCGGGGGGTGCCCGGTGAGCGGCGCGGTGGAAGCAGCGAAGACCACTGAGATGGCGATTCCAAACTCGCCGCTCGTAGTTGCCGCTGGCTGTGACCTGGATCTGGCATTGAGCAAGGCAAGGCTGCTCACCGACCACGTGCAGGAGCTGCTCTGGCAGGGCATGCGGCAGGCCGATGGGAAAGACGTTTCCTTCGGCTACGACACGGTCGTGACGATGGATTTCCTTCTCGACATTGTGACTGGCCTGTATCGGGCCGCGGGAGCAGAAGCATGAGCATGTTCGATGATCTGCTGGATATGACTCACGTGGAGCAGGAGCCGGACTTCCTGATTGACGCCAAGGGCGTGCGTTGCCTTCGCCGGGCGATCACGTTCGGACTCCACGCACTGGTGCAAGTCCAGAGGGCCAAAGAGGCGGTGAGCGCTGCCGATGGCAACGGCCAGCAATGGCCGGACGATATTCGGCTCGCGATGCCTGGCGAGTCGTTTGCCTCGAGCATCGAAGAACTGGCCGACGCCCTGCTCTGGATCGAGTACGCCAGCCACGTGAAGGAGGTGCGTAATGACGCTGCAGCTGATCACTGAACTGCGGTCCGCCGCTGCCACCCTTCGCCGCCCCGGTGGCTCGACCACCGACCGGATCAGCGCCGAGCTGCTTGAACGGGCGGCCCAGACCATCGCGGTGCTGCAGCGCGCGCCGCTGCCGGCCACCACCGTCACGGATCTGCTACCGATCTTGCAGGACGGTTGGACGCTGGAGGACTACGGGACCTGGGCGATTCGTGCGGCCGAGCGTGCACACGGAATCGGCACCAATGTCCCGCACCCACCGCCGCCCGCCTGGTCCGAGGCCCCGGACGGCTACAACTACCGGGCGATGGACAGCGATGGCCGCTGGTGCTGGTTCAAGCGCCGACCCTATACCGAGACGTTTGGCAGCTATGACGGCTGGGACTGCGACGAAGGCATCCGCGAGGCTCGCGGGCTGAGCTTCTTCCCTGGCTGGGGCGAGACGATGGAAGAACGCCCACAGGGTGCCCAATGAAGCGCGCGACGATGAAACCCAACCTCACACAGGCGCAGACCAATCACCTCCGCAGGCTCCTGGCATGGGTTCGTGGCGAAGTCGGCCAGACGCCGCAGGAGATGATCGAAACGCTCAGCGGTCTCGGGCCGATGCCTGAGCCCAGCGCCGAGGCAAAGGCGCGTTTGGTGGACAGCTACAAGCGGGCTGAAGCGGTGCCCAAGTATGTTCGGGCTGCAGTGAAGGCGCTGGAAAAGCTGCTCCTCAAGCAGGAAGGCGCCATCGTCGACGTTGAAGCTGGCTCCGGCTCCGATGCCGGGTTAGAGATCGTCGGCACGCGTCACGCTCTGCTGCCTGCCCTGCTCGCCGCGCAACCCGCCGCTGCGCCGCCCCCTGTCCTCTCGTCTCCCCAGCTGTGGACGGATCAGGCGCCGACGGAACCCGGTTGGTACAAATTCACCTGCGAGGAAACGGCCAACGAGATCGAGCGCGTCCTGGTGGTGGCCGAACGCCTCACCGGTCAGCTGCTCGCGGTGGACACCGAGATGGGAATGCTGGCCTTGCAGCATTACCACAACGGCCTGACCAATCCGCGCTGGAAGAAGGTGGGGGGCTCGACCGATGGCATGGATTGACCGCCTTGTCTGGCGCATCACCGCGCGCAACTGGCTCAGCTGGCCGACGGAACGACGTCACCGGCTGACCGGCCGCTACCAGCACATTCGCTACAACGAGAACGGCCGCTGGAAGGAAGGCCCGCTACCGAAGGAAGGAGGGCCGCATGGCCGCAGCTGAACATTCGACGTTTTGGCTGCTCTACGGCCAGTACGGACCCACGATGACCGTCGAAAAGTTCCGCGAGGAATTCTTGCCAAAGATGACCATGAAGACCCTGCAGAACTGGATCGCTAGGGGTGATGCGCCCAGGCCGATTAACGGAGTACTCGACGTACGCGATGTGGCCAACTGGTGGGATGGTCAGCGCGCGCGCGTTTAACTCAATTTGACTTAGCAGCCTGCGCAACGGACTTGATGAGGTCAAGGATGACCTTTCCAAGCTCTGTCGTTGGCGTTTTGTAATTGCCGTCTGTGTCGCAGTTCTGCTCAACGCTGATCATCTTGACCAATGCCATAGCCAAAGAGAGTGGCACGGCGGCGAACACTGCTAACGCAGCGCCGGCGAAAACGAGAATGTGCCAGTTCATTGTCGTCCCACCCTTGACCAACACCGATAAGAACTCGCTGCTCAGGAGGTTTACCAGTACGACTAGAAGGACGATGAGGAAGGCCGCTATCAGTGCGCCCAATACAATAAACGCGGCCACGCGCATGTAGCGATGCGTCTTGTGATTTCGATCCGCTTCGCTCTGGAACAGCTCGCGGAGCTCAGTCGGCGCGTCTGCTTCCGGCGGGGCCGGATTCGCATTGAACTCATCCTCGGCCTGTTTAGCCGCAGCTTCCATTTCTGGAAACACTGCATCATCCGTGCTAGGTGGCATGTAAAACTACGCTCCCTGGTGGGCCTCGCGGATCTTCGCCTGATAGTGATCACGAATCAGATCATTGCTCATGGGCGCGAACATCGTGTCCTTCCCACCTTGTTGATGCCAGGCAACCGACCATGGCGTCCCAGGCCGGTGTGTCATATCCGACAACTCCATGCCGCTGAAACGCGAATAGTTTTTCCAGACACCATCGAGCAGCGGCACGACCTCAGTGCCTACCGGCTGGGGCAGCCCTCCAAAAGGGCTACTAGCAATCAGGCCGCGCACAGACTCGCGGCCAAAGTGCCGAAGTCGGTCGTACAGTTGCTTGATCACCGGGCCATGGCGCCACGCCTGCACTTCCTCGGCTATGAGCGGCTGGCCCGTGTAGCCCAAGTGCCACCCATGCGCGATATACACCAGCTTGAGCAGCTGCATGGGCGTTAGCGCACGGCTCTCTTGCGAGGCGCGCTCCAAGAAGTAGTTGGCGATACTGGTCGAGGGATAAGGCATAAGGTGAGCTCCCGTCCGGTGGTGATGCAGGATCTGGGAAATTGATCGAAAGCCACTATCACACAAACACGTCTCACGGCCTGAGAGACTCAATCCACCGGCGACAGTTCATAAGATTGGTCACCGCGCGTACCACCAGCGCACCAGCTAAGCCATAAGTCACTGAATCCACTGGAAATCCTCCCCATCCATCATCGGGGCAACGGACAGGCGCAGGGAATCAGCGTAACGGGCGGTGGCGGACGTCATCGGGGTGTTGATCGTGGAGACTGGCATTGCCAGTGAGATCAATAGTTTACACCGCTCGGCTGAATGGCGGCGGCTGGCGCCCGGACAGCGCTGGGGCGCCCGGGCCCGAGGGCGGTCCGCAGGCCGGGCGGCGCCACCCCACAATGACGGGCAACCGGTCACAGTTGTCGCGATTCGTTGACGACGACGAAATATTGACGCCGTTATAGTCCGTCGCTCGCAATGGATTGGACGTGTGGAGCAGATGATGCAGCACAAGCGTTTGAGCAGGACCCTCGCCACCGCGCTGGCGGTTGCCGTACTGGCCATCGGCACGGCAACCGCAGCACCGGCTGCCACCGGGCTGAGCCCGGCCTTCACCACCTGCCGTGACAAGGCACAGGGTGCGATCGAGCAGGCCGCCTGCCTGACCTCGGAAAGCGCACGCCAGGACCAGCGCCTGAACCAGGCCTACCGCCAGCTGCAGGCAAAGCTGAGTGGCGCAAAAAAGACCAAGCTGGTGAATGCCCAGCGCGCGTGGCTGCAGTCGCGCAGCCGCGATGGCGAACTGGATACCGCGCTGTACGACGATTCGCAGCCCGGCAACCTGCAGGGCGAGCTGAACGATGTGATGCGCCTGAGCGCGCGTGCCGACCAGCTGCAGAAGTATCTGCAGCTGCTGGACTGA